TATACGATATCATCAGCAAACACTTGGGAACAAAAAATTATAACATTTGCTGGTGATACTACAGGTATAATTGATAACGTGAATACTGAAGGGCTGCGTATATACTGGCTTTTAGCGGCTGGTTCAATTTATACAGGAACAGATAATACTTCTTGGAAAGCCTATACTAGCAATGCCTTTGCTGATGGTCACGCAGTAAATTTAATAGACAGCACTTCAGATAATTTTTATCTCACAGGCGTCCAACTCGAAGTAGGCGACACAGCCACGCCGTTTGAACACCGCAGCTATGGCGATGAGTTTGCTAAATGCCAGCGGTATTATGAATATGGAAGAATTGCTCAGGTAGATACACCTGTAATAACCGGAAGTTTTGTTGTTTTAAAAAGGGCAGCACCTACTATGACAAGACTAGGTAATACTTGGACTGCTTCTGAAGGTGGAACTTTTGGGTCTTTAGATAATAGTACTTACTATGTAAGTAGTGGTGGTGTTAGCTACGTTGGCGGTCAGTGGTCGGCGGATGCGGAGTTATAGATATGGATAGTATAAACATTACATCAGCGCAATATATGTCTGTTGACGGTGAAAACAGAGGCATTAAAATTGTTGTTGACGGCGTTGAAATGTCAGTACCCCTCGACCCAGCCAACCGTCACTACGACGAGATACAACGTCAGGTAGAAGCTGGCACTCTGACCATAGCGGATGCTGACTGATGCAGATGACCAGCCTTATCGACACACTCATTGGCCTGGTTGTGGCTGGGCTTGCGTGGTTTCTGAGCGAGACTAGCAAAGAGCAAAAGCGGCTCAATATCCTGCTGAACAAGACCCGCGAGGAATACGCCACAAAGGACGATGTGCGCTCCGATATGAGGAATGTAATGGACGCTTTGCACCGTGTCGAAGATAAGCTCGACAAGGTACTTAGCCGCAAAGACTGATGTTTAAGGCAGTGGTGTTAGCCTGCTCTTTATCGACACCAGATTTGTGCTATGAGCTGCATGACTTTCGCGGCCCTTGGCCGTCCTATGAGGCTTGCGTTGAGCGCGTACATGAGATGGCACAGGACATTGGCAAACTGCCCGGCGACCTTCTAGCAAAATCTTACAAGTGCCTGCCGCTAAGAAAAGGAATGTTGTCATAGACCCGATCACGATAGGCGCTGCGCTCTCTGGGGCTACAGCCGCATTTAACACAATCAAGCAAATGGTTTCGGCTGGCCGTGAGCTGGAGAGCTGCATAGGCGACGTGTCTCGCTGGATGAAGGCCGCCAGCGACATCGACCAAGCCGAGAAGCAGGCGAAAAACCCGCCGCTGTTCAAAAAGCTAAAGGGCGCAGACGCAGTCCAGAGCGAGGCGCTACAAGTTTACGCCGCCAAAAAGAAGCTGGAGAGCCAGCGCGCCGAGCTTAAACAATACCTGCAAATGACTTACGGCCCGCAGGCTTGGGCTGACTTGATACAGCTAGAAGGCCGTATCCGTAAAGAGCGCCAAGAGATGATTTACAAGCAGCAAGAGGCGCGCCAGAAAGTCATAGAGGCTATTGCGATATGCGCACTTGGTGTTGTATCTTTTGGCATATTTTTTTGGATTGTATGGCTGGCGTCTAAAAATTGAGCGAAACCAGAACCGGGTTAATTGGCGAACACTGCGCGGCAATGTCGATCCTCTCACAAGAGTGGGCGTATGCCCCTGCACCACAGGATAAATTCGATGGAGTGGCTATTTCCAACACTAATAACGAAATGCTTAGGATACAAGTTAAGGCTTCGAGCTTTATACTACAAAAAGGCAAGCGAACTCCGTGCTATCATTTTCAACTTGGCTCTGGAAGCAAGAATAAGAAAAAACCGAATAACACAAAGGATTGGTCGGACTATGACATCTTGGCTTTATGTGGCATTAAACACCGTCACTGCGTATTCCTTCACGTCAGTCAAGTCAACCAGCTCAGTAAAAGGTTGCAGGGTCACCACTTTACTGCGGAAAACGAGGCAGACACTTGGGCGGCTGCTGTCGAAATTGCGAGGCAAGTAAGGCGATGAATAGAGACGCGCTAAGAGAGGAGCTGGCCGAAGATGAGGGCTGTAAATTCGAGATATATTTGGACCACCTCCATCTCCCAACTTTCGGAATTGGCCACTTAATTAAAGAACACGACCCAGAGTACGGCCTGCCGGTCGGCACTGAGGTCTCTGAAGACCGCGTGCGTAAGGCGTTCAATCTCGACATCGCCGTGACGGTTGAGGATTGCCGCCGACTGTGTGAAAACGTCGGCGTCGACTTCAACGAGCTTGACCTCAAGTATCCTGACGGCGCGTTGGCGTTGTGCAACCAGTGCTTTAACCTCGGTTATCCGCGCTTCAGCAAATTCAAGAAAATGTGGGCTGCCGTGGCTGAGGCTATGGAAGACCCGAAGGCGTGGCTGACTGTAGCCGCAGAGGCGGAAGACAGCCGCTGGTTTGATCAGGTGCCTAATAGAGCCAAGCGGCTCACGGCTAGATTTAGGGCTTTGGCGGATGACACCTCAGCAGCTTGACGCGTGGCGCGTAATCCCACGCCTGTTGATCCTGAGCTATATGCTGGTGTTCTATAAGACCTGCACCTGGTTTATGTCGCTGCCGGAGCCGAATAACGCTCAGGCCGGTTTCGTCTCGGTGATTGTCGGCGCGGGCGCGGCTTGGTTTGGACTTTACGTTAACAGTAAGGGTGACACAAAATGATGAGTTTGTTGGGTAGCCTGTTAGGCTTTGGCACCAGCTTTTTGCCGGAGGTGCTTAACTACTTTAAACAACAGCAGGAACACAAGCAGCGACTAGAGCTGATGAAGGCGCAGTCAGAGCTGCGATTGAAGGAACTAGATTTTGAAGCGGATATTGAAGAAAGCAAGGGCATTTATGAGCACGACCGATCCATTGACGCTGGAGGGTTTGTTAATGCTTTACGCGGTTCTGTACGTCCTGTCATAACATACGCCTTCTTCGGCCTATTTTGCGCCGTGGAGGCTGTTATCGTCGTGAAGGTATTAGAGAGCGGCGGAGACTGGAAGGCCGCTGTGGAGCTTCTGTGGAGCGGTGAAACGCAGGGACTGTTCGCTGCGATTATGTCTTTCTGGTTTGGCAACCGCGCCGTCAGCAAATACCGCAAGTGACCACAACGCGTATGTCAAACCTCTAGCTTGGCTTTAGTTGGGCGCTTAAAAAACCCAAATTTCTGGTCATCCTTGCTTGGCTCGATTGCCGCAATAAACGACACGCGCTTGCCCTTCATAGCTTGGCCGGTAAGCCACTCGCCATTTTCCTCGGCGGGCTCATGCAGCTTTGATGGGATTGACCCCCAAACCTTAAAGCCGCTGTCATCACGCACCAGCATTTTCCACTGGCTGCCAAAGGCGGTCTCGCGGATGTCAGTTGAGATGATAACGCCGGAAACCTCGACACGACCGGCAGGGCAATCTGCGGCGGCTTCCCACTCTGCGGTACGCTCGGCGGCGCGCTGTTCTTCGCGTGCCATAATTTTGCGAACAGCAGCCTCTTGGCTTTCTGTCAGACTGCCCCACTCATGCAGCGCGTCGCGCATATCAGCGATAAAATCGCTACCACCACCAGCCACAAAACGCTCGATCTCTTTGCGCGTCTCATCCTCGGCGATCCAACGCTTGTTGCGCCCGATAGACGCGTTAGCTTTAATAGCGGCGTCACGCCCGCGCTCCCAAGCCTCGCGGTTTTCGATGTGCGTTGTATGTGTCATATCAAATCTCCCTTGTTACCCTACAAATATATGATGATATCATTTTAATATCAACCCTATTAATGAAAATAAAAACCCCCGCACAGTGGCGGGGGCTGTTAGCTCAATCGTATTTGTATCTTCTCTCAAACCTGTCGCCGGTCTGCATGTCCTCGTAGACCACCTTGTAGGTGTCCTCTCCGACAGGCTCAACCCGCCTGACCATTGCGGTGACTAGGTGCCCCTTTTCGCCTGTTACGCTGACGAGCTGGTCTTTTTCAAAGTGTGGTTTTTTTGTCATCTGTCTAACCCTTATGTTGTGACGAGTGATCTGGGGTGTTTGGCCTCTCGAACCAACGCACCCTTTTTCACAAGCTGATTTATTAACGCCTGAGTGGCTGTGACGCTGCGGCCGGTAATCTCCGCCAGTTCCCGCACCGTAGGGCTGACGCCCTTGCGGCGGCGGTACTGGAAGATGGCCAGACGCATTGCTTGTTGCTTTTGCGTTAGAGGCCTCACTGTGCGTCCTCCCTGATCACCAGCGTGCTCTGCCTCACCTGCCGAGCAGGCTTTGCCGGCGTCATTTTGGCCGGAGACGCCTTGTAGTTACGCATCGGCCACTGCACTGTGTAACCGACATTCCCGACCGACCCAGCGGCCTTTTCGTGACTGCCCATATATTCTTTCAGGGCTGCCTCGGCCTCGTCGATATCCTGCTCGGCTATCTTCTTGGCCTGACGTGCGTTGACTAGCTGCGCCAGCCACTCAGACATCTCGTCGTCTAGCGTCAGCGGTGGCGCGCCGTCGTCTACGCGGCTATAAGCCGTGTTGCCGTCGGAGCTGCTAACGACCGGATACCAGTCACGGTCACGCTTGCGACGCTCGAAGTCGTGGATCGTGTGCACGATGCGGGACTGCATAGCGACGTCGGCCTGATACATGAACAGCCTCAGCTCGCCACCCCTGAACAGGGTCGCGATTATGCCGGCGTCGACGCCAGTGCACATCATCTGACCCTGCAATTGCCACAACCCACGGGCAGCTTGGGCGCTGTCTGTGGGCGGCGCCGAGGTGTTCTTTGCCTCCAAGATAACCTTGCCGGACAGCGTGACAGGGCCGTTGGGGCAGTAAATGCCCGCCGCAACGTCTGTGTCGTATGTGCCTGAGCCTGTCGCCAGCCCGTCTAGGCTGCAAGCAAACGGCAGCTCTGGGTGCATGAACGCGCTGTCAAACTCTAACTGCGCGTCGACCAGCTCAAGCCGCTTTATAGCCTCGGCCAAGATGACAGGCTCTAGCCTGTCACCCCAGAACGTCGCCTCGTTGCCGTTGAATGGGTCTGGGTCTGGTTCGTTGTCGATCACCGCGATAGCCTTTGCAAGCGCATCGTTGGGTGTCTTAAAGGGCGACATATTCATTGCTGCGGGCAGCACTGATGCCGTGAGAATGTCGTCTGGGGTCAACTTGCCTACCATTTTAACCTCCAAAAAATTGCGATGATTTATACATCAGCGACCACACGTTCCATTTGGTCGTGATTAGATTTGTAAAAAACGTGATGGCAAACGCCGTCACAAACAGCATACCGATTGCGTCTTTAACCATTAGCCCCTCCTATCTTCAGTGATTACCAGCCAATCGCGTTTTTGATTGACTATTTCTGTGAGAACGCGCTGTTGCGCTGGTGGCAGATGTTTCCAGTCTCCATCGACATAGGTGCCACTGCCCATAAATTCATATTGCATTTCATTACTCAGCAAATCGTATTCGCTGTCAGACAAGCGGATTACATACCCGCGCTTCAATCTAGTTACTTTCATTTCTTTTCCCTTTCCGGCTGAAAGTTCCATAGCGCCCATTCTCTTTGCGACGCTTATGATCGCGTTGGCCTTTCGTCATAGGCACGTCGCCAAGGTTGAGGGTGGATGAGCCACCCCACTGGTTTTGGAGGCCAAATGTTTCTGGCCTAGATACCTTGCCACACACGTCGGCAAAGTTAGCGATTGGGTCGTCTTCAAACATTAAGCGTCTCCCTTAGTTGGGGCGGGGCTGTTAAGCCGCCGCCTTTTTGTACAACTTTGACCATATAACAACATCGTGTAGCATCTGGTCTTCATTTAAGCCCAACGCTTTACCGCACTCATATGCGTCATAAGCAAATTCGATCATAAGCTGTTTAGCTTCACTTTCTGAAGCCACGCGGCTAAGACCGCCGAGCATATAAGTGATCCAATATTTTTTGAAAGTGGCACAGTGATCCGCGTAAAGATCAATCAGAAAAATTTGTTCTTTAGTAAGTTTAGCCATTTCGGTATCTCCCTTGGTTGAGGCGGGGCTGTTAAGCCGCCGCCTTTTCTGCTTCAACAATATCAAAGATTGCGTCGACACCTCTTTCGGTCAGGTAGACAGTGTGCATACTGACATCCTTGTGCCAAGGCTCGCCATAGCGGTCGTCAACCCAAATCACGCCCTTGCTTGACAGGCTGCTAATCAACCCACCAGCTTGGTTCATGTTCCAGCCAAGAGCTTCAGCAATTGTCACAGGCGTTGCGTCGCTATGGTTGTCACCGTGCTGGCTTTCGCGGTCGTCATAGTTCATGCACATTTTCAAAGCGGCGATTTCGTTTTGTGTAAAGTTAGTCATTTGGTGATCTCCCTGTTGATCTGTACTACTCATGTACTAGGTTGTGCCATAAATATTATTATGCTACAACAAAAAAACGCATCCAATATCAATTTAATTTCGAGGATATATAAATGACTGATATAAAACCACAATTACTGAGGCTTCGGGTGTCTACTTCAGACGCATTGAAGCAAGAATTGCAATTTTCTGCGCAT